TGGAGATTCAATTTTTAATTTATAATAAGTTCTTAAATTTGGTGATAGAGAATAATCTGAAGTATATCCACCACCATTATCTGTAATTCTAATATTGGTTGGAACTCCAATAGAATCTGATTCGGCATATGCATCAATAGACTCAACTATTCTCAATACAGGAGTTGATATGTATCCAGATCCTCCATTAGAAACAATAACTCTAACGACTTTACTATTGTTAGTTAGAACTTCAAAATTATATCCACTACCACCACCAGAAATTACAACAACTTTTGGATTTACATATCCTTTGCCACCAAAATCTACATTGATTGAAGTAATAGTGTTTGTTGCAGTATTAAAAATTGGAGTAACTCTTGCTTCATTTACTTTGGTTGGTATAACACCATTGATTTGTGGTAGTGATTTATATCCAGATCCAAAATTAGTAACTTTAATTGAGTCAACTACTCCTATAGAAGATAAAGAAGAAGTAGTGTAAGAAATACTTCCATTTCCATCAGTTTGTGGAGTGCTATCTAAAAGATATGCAAATGCTGTATCGGAAACATAATCTACTTGATGTTGTCCCTGTAAAGGATCGGGTACAATTTTTAAATAAGCTCCTTCAGTATCAGTTGTATATGTGCCATCAGCATCTTGAGAAGAATAGTAATAATTTGTATACTTGATATCCTCTCGTTCTTTTGCATCTCTCCAAGAACTAAATGATCCAAATTCTAGATAATGTAGCGGTCTAACTTTATATCCAAATACAACTTCTAATGTATTTGCAGTTCTAATTTGTTGAATAGTATAAATGTTTCCATTAATACTAGGAGACAAAATAAATGTCTCTCTAGCCATTGAAACGTGTGATACATTAAAGACGTATTTGTGATATTGTTGAATTTCAATTATTGGATTGGTTACAAAATCATATTCACTAGGAGCTGAAATATTTGAAAACTCTAGTTTCGCTACAGGAGCATCAATAAGAGAAATTGAAACAGATTTTGACGGGGTGCTTGCATCATTAAAAGTACTCGTCAATGATAATGGGTTGCCATTAGTGATGTCAACTCCGTAATCAAACGAGACTAATAGTTCTTGTGTATTTTCATTATACGAAATAACTTTCGGATCAAAAGTAGTAGATCCTAAACGTTGTCCTAGACTAAATCTGTATTTTGGTTTATAGGCAGTAACATCTTGATTAAAATAATGATCTGCTGCAGAAGTTCCTTCTTGTGCTCTTGCAATACCAATTGTCTTATTAACTGTGTCTACACTAGTTACTAAAACAACCTCATCAAATATTTTTAGTAAATCATTTTCCGAAATATCTCTTACTTCTCTTAACTGTGCAAATGTATTATCTCTTCCAAGACCAGCATGGTCAACTTGCATTATAACTTGAGGAATACCAGGAGTTCCAGAAGCTCCAAGAATTCCTGGAGGAATAGTTAAAATATCTCCTTTAGAATAACCAAAACCAGGATTAACAATTTCAATAGAAGATACGAAACCACTGTTATCAACAGTTACATTTGCGGTAGCATTTCCAGGGTCTCCGCCAAGTCCAATACCACTTCTAACTTCTTCTAAATCATAAAATACTAATTCAACATCTTGATATACTCCTGATACGTATTCTGTACCTCTGTTTAAGAAATCTATTCTTCCAACTCCAGAATTTTTTAGTAGAGTCTTTGTTTTGATCGGATTAAGAACTGCTGTTTGGAAGGTTTTTCTTCTAACAGAATAATCAAAAGTATTATCTGGATCTACTTTTACATCTACAAAACTGTCAACTGATAATCCATGTGGTTCAGATGTTTTAATTACACCAATATTTGTGTTAATTGAAAATGGAACTAAACCAGAACTTAAAGATCTAAAAGAAATTAAAGCGGAAGCAACAGTATCAATTAGTTTGTCACTTTGGAAGTAAGGTTCTCTGACAAGGAAAGTTAACCCAGCAGATCCAGATGTAATGGTTCCATTTCTATGTACAGGTGGAACATCCCCAATAGTAGCAAAAACTGCAGAAGGATTTGATGGATCTATTCTGTAAATATTATCATCAAAAGTAATATAATCTCCATTATTATATGTTTTATTAGCTACCCAAGGAAGAACATCAAAAGTTCCTGAATCTACCCTTAATCTTACAGAATTTTGTTTAATTGTTCCATCTAGAACTGTTCCAGTTGCAATAACGGTTGTGCCATCAGTCCATGATAAAACTGCACCTTGAGTATATGAAGAATCTTGTGATAGTAGAATATTTACAACTTGGGTAGAAGAAGTATATAAGTCGTCATTATTAAAGGATCCATTTGTATCTGTTAGAACTAACTCTGTACCGTTAATAACATTTCCAAGAATAGTTCCAGATGCGCCAGTATTTGCCTGTGTTAAAGTATCTCCATCAAACAAATATGCTGATGTTGTTAGTTCTAGTTTAACTGCTTTAGTTTCTTGAGATTCTAATGCAGTTACTGGTTTTCCTTTAACAGAGGATACGACGCCACTAGCAGTATCACCAGTACCACCAGAAGACTCAAAGAATACTTCTGCTCCTGGAGAGAAATTTTCTGGACTGTTTTTTACAACAACATTACTAACTCCACCATCTTGGATAGAATCAACTACTGCATTAGTAGATCTACCATTTTCAATAAAATCACTGTAAGATTCTAATGAGTATGTCTCATTAAACTTACTATATTCCAAATATCTGTTGAGACTAGTATTGGCATCTTTTGCCCTGTTAAAAACTCTTTTTAAATTTCTTGGTAAATCTGCCTGACTTAAATTTTCCTTGTAGTTAGACTCTGCTGGAACAGAGTAGTAAGATGGACCAACAAACCAAGGATATGCTGGTTTGCTTGAAGTATTAACACTAGAAAAATAAGCATATGTCCCGTTTGGATATTCTGGTGTTACGCAATATCTACCATTATTCTCATCTAGAGTTCCTATGCCATAATCATCACTATATTCGTAATAATAATCATCTACAAAAGTTCCGAGAGCATATGAAGATGTAGATGGTCCATCTGGTCTAGATGTTTTTAGTTTATAACCAGATTTCATGAACGATACGCCTTGAGTCTCATCTAGAGGACTAGTAAAACCAGTGGGTCCATAGATTGGATTTCCATCATAAGCAAATCCAATTAAATCGGAATGATTGCTTAATTCTGCAGATAGAGATGGTTGGAATCCAGAGTTTCCTAAAATAGCACTGTAGTATCCACCAATATTAATATTGTCACTTGGTAATGAAATTATTTGATAAATGTATGAATCTATATCTTTACCATATGGATTAGATGATAAAATTTTCTTCGTCTTTTCCTTATACCATCTTTTTACTTTTGCTGTACATGCAGCATTTTCTCCTACAGGTACAATTTCAATTTGAATATTGTCCTGACTATAAAAATTTCCTTCGTTTACAGCAACAAATCCAGTAACCCTACCATTGGTGTCTATTTCTGAAGTATATTCAGCAAATCTACCTCTTCCAGCACCATCAATAATTCTAACTATAGGGGCAGTAACATAATACTCTCCTGGTTGAATTATATCAATTTTAGTTACTTTTCCATTAGTTACAGTTGCTTCTGCTGTTGCTTTTCTACCAGATGTAATTGTAACTACTGGGTCTTTTGTAAAAGACCCTTTTTTAGACGTAGTAATTGAACCAATCGTATTACCTGAAAGAGATGCAACTGCAAATCCAGGTCTATTGTCTAGCAAGATAACTGGAGGGTCCTGATAGTTTTTACCCTTGTTTGTAATTTCATATGATTTTACTTCTCCAAAAATTACAAATTCAGAATCTCTAGAACTTAAAATAGGGAGACCCTTTAAAGAAATACCAACTGACTTATCACCACTATCATATTTTTCAGTAGTGGTTAATGATTCTTTTCTAATTAAACTTAAAAAGTTTTGGTGCTTATTTGGATACCCAGCAGCATCTGGAGTGTATACACTCGACTTATAGTATTCGCCACCACTACAAACATAGTAAAACTCATCATCCTCAAATAATGCTTCAACATATTTGTCGTTTAATGTACTTCCAGAACTATTGTCATTAAAACTAAAAATACTTGCAGAAGGGTTTTGTAGATACCAACTATCTTCTTTTGGATTTCCAATACTGACAGTTTCAAGCGCAGAAACTGATTGTAGTACGTCACCAACTCTCGATAGAGGAATACCATTTGAGACTGGTACATCATATACAAGACCAATGGGAATACACTGAATGTTTTCCGACTTGATTACATTAACTCCATAAACAGGAGTTTGAATTGAATATGTTAAATTAGAAGATCTTTGATCAATAATAAAACCAACAGAAGAACGACCACTGAAACTAATTATTTCTGATCCGATAATTAAAGATCCCTGTTGACCAGACCAACCTTGTGTTGATAATACTTTAATTTTTGATCCTGTTGTATCTGATGAAGAAACAGAACCAATCAAACAAGTTTTTTGAGATACTGTAAATTTACCACTGATAGTCTCTTCTGCTAAAATAATATCATATAATGCATCACCATTAATTGTTTTGTAAAATCTTACATTATCAACGGTTGCAGATACTAGAACCTCTCCTTGGATTTGCTCAATTCTTTTTCCAATGAGATCCGTTGGATCTCCAATAAAAGCTTTTACACGCAAAGAGTATAATTTTGTCCAGTTTGAAGTAGACGCTTTGATAGTAAAATCTTTTGGATTGTAGGTAGATACTAAATCTTCCTCACCTTGCTGTGTTAGTACAGAGTTAAAGATAAACTTAATAGACTTCTCACTACCCTTTGACTTATAGAAGTCTCCAACATTTTTGATTAATGTGCGCTTATCTGCAGCACTAGATAGATATTTTTCTGGAAATCCATCCAAATACTGAAGTTCAAAACTTCTTACAATAGCATATAGGAATAGATTGCTAACATTGTATACGGGAGCTCCTAGAAAATGAGCTGCACTTTCTGTAGAAACGAAATCAGATTCCTCATAAAGATCTCCAAGTTTCATATTGCCACTCACACCACGAGTGACTCCCTTTAAAATATTGCCATCACGTTCCGTGTAGAAACAAATTTCTTGATCGATGCGGACATATCCTCCGCGTTTTGGAAAAGACCTTCCATCTTCCAAGGTAATTTCCGTATCAGTTGCGCTAATATCTGCAGCAAGGGTGTTTTCACCCTTTAGAATTTCCTTACTAAAAGTTCCAATATCTAGATACTTGTCTAGATTATTAATGATATCTAATGGTTGACCTTGTACTTCTAATTGCTCATAGTAAGATCTCAAGAATTTACCAAAATTCTCATACTCATCATTAATAAATCTAGGGAGTTGGGTCTCAATAAGATTTGAGATTTTTCTCTTGTTATCTAACATCTACTATGACTCTTGGTAAGCAGTGAATTTACTGTTTGCAATATCAACGTCGAGATATACTTCTCTTTTCGCTACGATATCATTATATCTTGGTCTGGCACGAAGTTCAATTCTATTGTCACTGTATGTTCCTTTGATGATAGTTAAACTATCAACTTTGAACTCACCATGGGCATAATCAACAGTGCCAATTTCAGGATCTATAGTAATCTTGTCGCCAGTCACAGAATCTAATCTATATAGGGCAACTTTGCCGTCCCTGTCTTCCATGTAGACTGTAAAGTTAGGGTACTGCTGTACAATAAAACCACTAGAAAAGATCACATTTTCTTCATCACATTCAGAATCAAATTCATTCTGATAACAAATTTCATAGAATGATGCAGAATTAATTTGTGGATAGAAATCTTTTCTCATCATTACTGATGTAAGATTAGATGAAATTGATCGATCTGCATCATCAATTACACCAATATACTTACTGTATCTAAATTTTCCGTTGAATTTTTCTGTGCTAGATCCAGAAGTATAAAGTTGAACACCATCGATTACTTTTTTACGAATCTCTGTTGGTGTTAATCTTGTTACACTGCTATTATAATAAATTTTTGATGTCAACTCAACATAAAGAATTGAAGGATCTTTAATTTCTGGTGTAACAGATGCAACCATAAATGGTTTTAGTTTAGTTACAATTTGTTGTTTTGTAAATGATGTTAGGTAAGCAGAACCTTCTGGTTTAACCGCAATGAATACTTTACCAAACTGTGCTGGTTCTTCCTCTTCACCACCATATGTAATAATGTCTGCAACTGCTGGATAAACGTTTCTTACAAGGGCAGCGTAATCTCGCGCTGTAACCGCCCTGTTCTGCGTTGCGAACAATTTGGGTGCATTGTACTTAATCTTGTCAATTGACTCAATAGAAGCGCCTCCAAACGCCTTTGAGGAAGGATTAATGTTGGAGATTGTATATGTCCAGTTAGAGTTGGTTGTATCGTCTTCTAACACTCCAGCAAATGTAAAATTCTGTACCTCGTTTGCTGCAGGTCCATTAGAAATAAGATATCTAACCTCAATAAATTCTCCATTCTCTAGAGCACGACCAAATACACCATCACCAAAGAGAATCTCATAACGCTCATCTTCAGTTTCATCAATAAAGTAAACTTTTGAATACTGATCTACATCTAGAATATCAGACTCTTGTTGATAAACTTCATATGATGTTGAATTTTCTGATGGGTAGATCCTAACTTCAATAGTAGTGGTGTCTACATTTGTATTATCAAGGACAAAACGCTGCTTCTCTAGAGAAGTGTTGACAGTGTAAGAGTTTCTAATTAAACTTCCTTCTCTTACTTCAACGTTATAAAAGTTTGCTACTCCCGAGTTTACGTTGACCTTCTGGTCTTGTAGAGTGACGAAACGGTAGGGAGTATCATCAAATGTTGCTTGGAATCCAGTGCCTGCCTTAAGAGTAATAAAACTAGGAAACGATCCTGTAAAATTAACTTGGAAACTAATGTCAGTCTGTGGTGCAGTGACTGACTTGGGTGTATAACCTAATTGCTTTGCAATACGTACTACGTTGTCTCTCAACGTTGCTGAATCGAGAAACAGTTCGTTCACCACCATATTGGTGTTAAACGCCGTGTAATACGTATTATATGCCAATACATCAAGAACATGACTTAAGGCAGAACCCTCAAAGTCATATGACGTAAAATCACTATTCGCTCTTAAGTATTCTTTAAGCGAATTCTTTATATCAATATAATCTAAATTTGATACTTGAGTGTAAGGCATTTATCTAGTTCTTTCTAGGAAAAATTCGATATCATATACTGTGTCTTGTCTACCAACAATTTTGAAGGTTAATTCGACTTCATAACCATTATCTTCAAAATTTGGTTCTGTACGAAGTTCTTGAACCTCAACACGAGGTTCATACACAGAAAGTACACGACGAATTTCGTCTTCGATTAAACCAATTGTACCAAAGTCCATTGGTTCAAAGAGGAGAGTCATTAAATCAGAACCAAGATCTGGTAGAAAAAATCTCTCCCCTTTGTTTGTTAAAATTAAATTTTTAACAGCTTGCTTAATATCCACATCGTTCTTAACGGTCACAAGATCGTTAGTGATCGGATGCTTTTTAAAAGCAACGCCAATGTCCTTAAATTCGGTGTACTTTGGCACTTTAGATATGGTGGTTTTAATTATTTATCCACCACTTATATATTTACTGTGACCAACGTTCAACGAATTCATCGAAAGCACCAGATGGACGTGAAACACGCTCTTCTGGCACAGCGTATAGTTCTTCCTTCTTTCTAGTTCTACGCTGCCTTGCAGCAGCATCTAGATACCTATCAGAGTCTGTTTCAGTGATTAGAGTCATGCCCTCATCAATAAAACTTTGACTCTTATCGACCTTGTGGTGGTTGCCCATGTTTACTCCGTTAGAAAAGTTGGTTCAGAACTTTTGATGGGGTTACTATCCCGTTCTTCTGGTGTTTCCCAGAAATAATCGTCAGTATCGCCTAATCTACCCCAGTCTACTCCGTTCTCAACTTGATACTCGATTGTCGATACCTTAAAGTCAGGAACTTTTGGTTCAGCTGGTGTAATTGACATGTCATATAATCGCATCCTGTTATTAGGATACAATGCAAATTGACCATTTTCTAGTGCAATACAATTATGACTCTTGTGTTCGGCAGGAGTCTCACTTACATTATTATCTATCACATCGGGATCTGCATGATAGTTATCTAATGTAAACAAATATTGACCATGCATCTTACCATGGTTCCTCGTATACACTTCGGCATCCATGCTACTTACAAATCCTTTGTTGATTGCAGTGACACCATAGTCCATGCAATTCCAAAATTGTAAGTTCGATAGGTCCATATCCACGCTCGGCGTTTTCGGCGCTCGGAGAAAAGCACTTATAGGTAATTTGTCATACATTGCTCCGTATTCTGGTAAGTATGTCTCAAAATAGAAACAACGTCCAGGTATCGATTTTGCTGATACCCAAACACCTTGCACAAATTCCCCATGTCCATCTTGATGATCACGCAAGTATTCTTTGCGTACCCAAACTGTCTCTGCAGGAAGATTGCAAATTAATGTCACTTACCTTGACCTCTGTATGCTTTCTTTTTGCAATTTCTACTAGTAGCAGCATACTTCGTGTGCTTCCCCTGTCCCTGTCGAGTTGACTTGGGTTGCGATTCGATCATCTGCTGACCAGACAGACCAACTTTTGCTTTTGCCATAGTTAATTAATGAACTTCCAATATTATAGCACATTCATAATGAAATGACTGTACTTGCTCCTACTGCTACCGTAATCCCTGCAGGAGCATTTAACACGTCTCCCACTAGTGCGGGTCGTCTCCCGTTAATGAGTACCTTCCCAGTGGATGTGGATACCGCTGTTCTAACGTTGGTGCATGGTGACGGAATAACTGTACAAGGATTTGCTCCTGGTACTGGTGTTAATACATCACCATCTAACATCGGCGCAGAACCCTCTACAAGGACGTTTAAAGCCGTCGGAGTACCAGTGGTGACAAATGGTGGTGTAACGCAACATGCTGCCGCTCCTGTGATGCTTCCAGAGTCTGTACCAACTCCTACTTTAGGTGCTTGTGTTGCAACTAATGCTAATTCCTCTGGTGTTAACCCTTGGAGATTTGCATTAAATGCTGCTACATCTGCTGCAGTCACACCACTATTAATTACTGCTACTAACCCTGGCATTCTCTATACCTACTAAACGTCTTTCTACATCATCAAGATATTCAGTTACCTTTTCATATCTATTCGAGTTCGGACGACGATACATCAATTGTGGTCTCTGCAGCTGTTGCACCATCTCTTCCAGATTCTTCACTCGCATCTCCAATTCTTGGATCCTCTTGACTGAATTTTGCGAGTCTGTCTGCTGTTTCATTATTTTGTCCACTAAACGTTTGTGCTGCCTTCCCCTCAATGGCATTGCAAAATCCATCGAAGTCTTTTAAAATCTCTTCACGATCTCTCATGTACTGATACGGATCAATCATTTTCCTATGGTGGTAAGTTTTTTCATGATGTGGGAACCTACTATCTTATAAAGTTCTCCAAGTGTTAATGCAATATACGAAAACTCCTCTTCAGGTGTCGTTCTTACATCGACTTTTTTAGTCATTTTTTTGCTGGGAAATTTTTTTCCTTTTCATGGTTTTAAAAAAACCATTTTCAAAAATATTTAGTGGTCGTCTGGATACTTTTGTAGGTTAGGAGGGACCCATTGATTTTCGCTTGGCGCTTCGCGACCACGCTAAAAGGGGGCAAAATACTGCCCCCTGTCGGATTTACCTGTTTTTTGCTAGTATCAGGCGAGGGCGTAGCGGTTCACCCATTCACCTGCGCTCTGCTTAAGATTCACCAGCAGACGCAGCATGTCACGGCGGCGCACTGTGTGGTTGCTGTAGTGACCCGAGCGCCAGAACACCATGCACTGACGGCGGAATGGATAGAGTCGGATCTGCTCTGTTGCTGTGCTGTCAGTGTCCAGGATGATGGCAGTGTTGAGCATGTGTCTGTGTTGTGTTCTCTTGTATTGTACAGGATCGATCAGAAATTTGCAATGCAGTCGCTGACCCATTGGGCGAATGCCTGCAGAGCGTCCTCATCCAAAGGATCGGCAGTCTCAAAGATCGGTGCTGTTGAGCGGCGCTGCTTGGTGCTGTTGACAATGAAGACGCTGTGCTCTGTCTCATCAGCGAACCATGCTGCAGAGTCAGGGTCTGTCGCATCCTGTCCAGAGAACACCGCTGCAGGGATGCCAGGATATACGCGGCGGATCTTATCGAACTCACTGCAGGCACGATCCAGCATAGAGGAATCGATGTAGGTTTTTCCCTCCACGATGAACGCTAGCTCGCCGTCCTTGTAAGCATGAATGTCTACCTGTGTTTTCTTAACGTGCTTGCCTCCCTTGCTTTCGATCATGATATAATCGTTGTGCTTGCAGACAATGGAGGGATCGACTGCATAGATCACCGCTTGTGCAATGTCCTCGTAAAGGTCGCCCATCGATGCTCTCATCTTGCCTCCTGCATTCTCCTCTGACAGGTAGCGAGCATGAAGGGGGGCAATGGTTTCGCTATAGATGCGAAGGGCAGTGGAGAGATCGAAGCGGGTTGCGGTTGTCATGCTTTGGTTCGTTTGCTTGTGTGTATCCTACAGGGTCAGGGGCGCAGAAACTCTGCAGTGGAGACCAGTGCGTCAGCTGTCACAGTACGGGCAGGGGCGCTAGTCCAGAACAGACCAGCAATGGCAGCAATGCAGATGATTTTGAACATGACGGCGTGATAGTAGGATGGACGGCGTGGTTTTGACAGATAGGACAGCATCAGTCGCGGTCGCTGATGTTGAAAGTTCCCCAATCGCTGGCAGGTTCTAGACCTGCCCTTACACGTTGACGATAGGCGGTCTCTGCTGCCATCTGCTTACGGATGCTTTCCATTGCCGCGGCCATGACTGGTGAGACGTTGGCGCTGTGCATGAAGATGCCGTCAGCGGATGTGGTGAGTTTGTTTGCTTTGTTTTCCATGCTGTTAGTATAACGCCCTGGGCTCCACTGCCTAGGCAAGCAGTGCCAGTTCCTGCTCTGTCACAGCAGATGCCTGCTGGTCAGCATAGACCCTCACCCATGCGATAGGGTTGCCACCTGGCAGGAGTTTGAAAATCATCATGTCCTCTCCCTCGTTCATCTCCTGCCAGATGGCAGCGGTTCTGTATGCGTCTGCAAT